CACTAAGAATCGTCAGAATTCTATTGATGATATTGATGCGTTTACTCATCAAGAATTCCAAATCAAAATGCAAAAACATTTTGAAGAAGGAATGAAACTATACAAAGAGATGCTTGATGCATCGATTGCAAAAGAGTGTGCTCGTTTTGTGCTCCCACTCGCCACACCCACCAAAATCTATATGTCGGGCTCATGTAGGTCGTGGATCCATTACATAAATCTGAGAACTGCTAACGGTACTCAGAAAGAGCATATGGATCTTGCAGAAGGTTGTAAAAAGATCTTTATTGAACAATTTCCCACCTGTGCAGAAGCACTTGAGTGGATCTAAATAAAATACCTTGGAATTAATACTATGCCATCATATCCTGTAAAGAACAGCAAAACTGGAGAGGAAAAGGAATTGAATATGACCATTGCAAACTATGAGCAATGGCGTAATGATAATCCTGATTGGGACAAAGATTGGAGTAAAGGATGTGCCTCTGCACAGGAAGTGGGTGAATGGAAAGATAAATTAGTTGCTAAAAATCCTGGATGGAATGAGGTTCTTGCAAAAGCATCGAAAGCACCTGGTTCGAGAGTAAGGAAGATTTAGTATGCCTAGAAGAAAGAGAGCATCTGCAGAACAACCCATTGGAGTTGGTCTTACAACCAAGCAGATGAAGCGAAAGAAACCGCTCAGTCAAGAATATTTGGTCGATATCGAACCTCTTACAGAGAATCAAAAACGACTATTTGATTCTTATAATGAAGGCAAGCATATTATTGCATATGGATGTGCAGGTACAGGAAAGACCTTTATAACCCTCTACAACGCACTTCGTGATGTTTTAGATGAGAATACACCGTATGAGCGTATCTACCTTGTACGTTCTCTTGTTGCTACTAGAGAGATTGGTTTTCTTCCTGGATCTCATGAAGATAAGGCAGATATTTACCAGATTCCTTATAAGAATATGGTCAAGTATATGTTCCAAATGCCTAGTGATGCTGACTTTGAGATGTTGTATGGTAACCTGAAGTCTCAGGAATCCATCAAGTTCTGGTCCACTTCATTCTTACGTGGAACCACTCTTGATAATGCTATTGTTATTGTAGATGAGTTTCAAAATCTAAACTTTCACGAACTTGATAGTATTATCACTCGTGTTGGTGAAAATACTAGGATTTGTTTCTGTGGTGACTCTCGTCAGTCTGATTTAAATAAGGCAAATGAGAGAAATGGTATTGTTGATTTTATGAACATCTTGCGTAAAATGCAATCATTTGATATAATTGAATTTGATGTAGATGACATTGTTCGTTCTGGACTTGTCAAAGAATACATTATCGCAAAAATGGAATCTGGATTTTAATGTTCAATCACGTTGATGTGGATCTTCCATCTCTAGAAAGAGAAACTATTGATGGGGTCCGTTATTATAAAGTGCCTGATGAAGAAGAACTCCTTAGACTGGTCTCCATTACTTCGGTGACCAGTCATTTCAATAAGGAAATCTTTGTCAAATGGCGTAAAAGAGTTGGTAATGAGGAAGCAGATCGTATCACTAAACGTTCTACAAGACGTGGTACAGATATGCATACATTGGTTGAATACTTCATAAAAAATGAACAACTACCAGATGTTCCTCCTATTTCTAAATTTCTTTTTAATATCTGTAAAGAAAAGTTAAATCTTATAAATAATATTTACGCCCTTGAAGGGTCTCTGTACAGCAAACAATTAGGCGTAGCAGGGACTGTAGATTGTATCGCTGAATACGACGGCGAGTTAGCTATAATCGACTTCAAAACATCTGCCAAACCCAAACCACGGGAATGGATCGATCATTATTTTGTACAGTGCATGGCATATGGTTGTATGCTGTATGAATTGACTGGAATATCAGTCCAAAAACTTGTAATTATTATGGCTTGTGAAAATGGAGAATGCGTCGTCTATGAAGAAAGAGACAAATCAAAGTACATCAAACTTCTTACCGAGTACATTGGAAAGTTTGTTAGAGATAAACTGGAGCTCTATGGAACCTAATAAAGAACTAGAGAAGGCAATCGAAAGTAAATTTCTAACTCCTTCCAAATTTGCTTTGGAGATTGAAAAAATTGCTTCCGAAGAAAAATTTAATTACATTGATGCTATCGTACACTATTGCGAACTCAATGAACTTGAGGTAGACTCTGTAACGAAGCTTGTATCCAAACCACTGAAGGAAAAACTGAAGTGGGATGCTACAAGACTTAACTTTATGAAGAGAACATCGAGAGCAAAACTTCCTTTATGATCGTGACACCCTTTGAAACTTATCAACATTATTTGTCACTAAAAAACCATTTCACAAATCCCAAATACGACTTCTTCAAATACGGAGCGAAGACCCGTGCTAGTGTATCCTCCTTTAATAAGAGGAAAGACAAGTACTGGTTTGAAAAGACTTCTCGTAAGTATTCTGATGAAGAGGTCGTTAATTTTTTAGTATCTAATTTTTCTGCTGCTGATAACCCACAAAATCTATGGATTGGAGAAATTATCAATTCTGGCGAAAGGACTTACGCCGAATGGAAAAAACGACAACAGAGTTCGACTTACTTGTTCAAAGAACAAAGCAACGAGTTGTTCTCGGAGAACGAATTCGAGAAACTATTCGATTGTTCCAAAGGACACCCCATTCTTCTGAAAAGATACTTAAGCGGGAGATTGTCTCTAGAAAATTTCGTGATCTACGAAAAAATCTTTCATTTTTCAAAAAATTTCGATAAGAAATTAACTGATCCAGTATGGGAAACCGTCAGTTTGAAATTGAAAAAATATAGTCCTTTCATAAATATAGATGTATTCAATTACAAAAAACTTCTACGGTTAATAGTAAATGGGTGAATTTTTTGACTCTGAAATTATTCAGGAAGAACTAACTGAAATTAATAATCTCCAAGAGAAAATCTATGATTCTCTCTTTGATTTTGGTATGATGTCCAAAGAAGAACAACTGGAACATATTAGTATACTGACAAACTTGCTAGAAAAGCAAAGAGTGATGTATACTAGACTATCTCTTTCAGACGATCCTAAAGCGGTCGAAATGAAAGAGAATCTTCGTAAATCAGTCGCGATGATGGGTTTCCCACCTGAGACTGATATGACTATGCTATTCAGTAGTATGAATGCAACCATCGAGGCACTCAGAAAACACGTTGACGCCTGATGGATTCTTTGTTATACTATCTAAGCAAATCCAAAACATCCAACCTATCCGAGGTATCTAAATGTCTTTCGCAGACCTTAAAAAGCAATCCAAACTGGGCTCCCTGACACAAAAACTGGTCAAGGAAGTCGAAAAGATGAATAACACTGGCGGTTCTTCTGATGACCGTCTCTGGAAACTGGAGTGTGATAAGAGCGGCAATGGTTATGCCGTTATCCGTTTCCTCCCTGCACCTGATGGTGAAGATCTTCCCTTCGTGAAACTGTACTCCCACGCCTTTCAAGGTCCTGGTGGTTGGTACATTGAAAACTCTCTGACTAGTTTGGGTCAGAAAGATCCTGTATCTGAGTATAACTCACTGTTGTGGAACAACGGCACCGATGCAGGCAAAGATGCTGCACGTAAGCAGAAGCGTAAATTGACTTACATCAGCAATATCTACGTTGTAAAAGATCCTGCCAATCCTTCCAATGAAGGTAAGGTGATGTTGTACAAGTATGGCAAGAAGATCTTTGACAAACTCACTGCTGCTATGCAACCCGAGTTTGAAGATGAGGAAGCAATCGATCCGTTCGACTTCTGGCAAGGTGCTAACTTCAAACTGAAGGCAAAGAACGTTGCTGGTTATCGTAACTATGATTCTTCTGAGTTTGCCGCACAAGGCGCACTCTTGGACGATGATGACGCAATGGAAGCAATCTGGAAGAAAGAGAACTCTCTCACTGAGTTCACTGCTGCCGATCAGTTTAAGGACTATGACGCACTGAAGAAGCGTCTTGATTATGTTCTGGGTAACAAGGGCACCCCTCGTTTCCAAGATCAGGAAACTGTTGAGGCGGAGGAAGATTTCCGATCTTCTAGTCGTGGTGTTGCTCCTGCAGTGACTTCCACTCCTGGTGACTTCAATGCAGAGGATATCGTTACTTCTAGTTCTTCTAGTGGTGAAGAAGATGATGCAATGGCATACTTTGCTAAACTCGCTGAAGAGTGAAATACAATCAGATCTGCCTCACTTTATTAGTGCTGGCAGCATATTTTAATCTCTTATTCAAGTGAAATCTGATTACCACATTGATCGTGTAAATAAGGGTGAATCCGCAGAGTTACTTCTGCGGTTTCATTATTTGAAGGATATATCTAAA